TTACGGTAAACACAAACGCAACTACGGCGATTGATGTGGGTACAACGATCCTTGTCGTTAATAACAACTCTGGAAACCTTACGATCTCTGGTGCTGGTGTTACCTTTCAGCTTGCCAATGGTGCTACGGGTAACAGGACAGTGGCGACAAAAGGAATGGCTACCTTACTTAAGGTTGCTACGGATACATGGTATGTCTCTGGTGCAGGAGTGACCTAATATGGCTGGTGCATTAAGTGCAATGATTGCTGCTGCCTTTGCTGGTTCAGGAGGAGGCGGTGGTGGCTACACCGTCATCCAAACCTTTACAGCTACCTCTACGTGGACTTGCCCTGCTGGGGTGACAGAGGTGGAGTATTTGGTAGTGGCTGGTGGTGGGGGTGGTGCAAATTACGGCGGTGGTGGAGCCGGTGGTTTTAGAACTGGAACAGGTTTAGCTGTTTCAACCACTGGCGGTGATGGAAATGGCAATTACACGGTTACCGTTGGGTCGGGAGGGGCTGGTTCTGATTCTTTAGGTACGCAAGGTCAATCATCTATATTTTCATCTATTACCTCAACTGGCGGCGGCGGTGGTAGAGGAAATGTACCAACATCGGGTGGATCAGGTGGGTCAGGTGGCGGCGGTGGTGTAGACACTACGGCTGGAGCGCCCGGTACTTCAGGGCAAGGTAATGATGGTGGCCCCGGCGTAGCGCAGGCATCTCCTGCTGTTTATAACGGGGGTGGGGGAGGTGGCGCTAAAAACACAGCGCCAATCGGCACTGGAGGACCAGCGACAACATCTCCTAATAAAGCCGGTGACGGTGGAACAGGTCAGGCATCAACAATTACAGGTTCGTCCGTAACTTATGCTGGCGGCGGTGGTGGCGGTAGTTTTAATGGCACAGCTGGATCTGGCGGTACTGGTGGTGGCGGTGCTGGTTCTACAGGTTCGGGTGGAGCGGCTACAGCAGGTAGTGTTAATACCGGCGGTGGTGGCGGTGGCAGGGGTACTGGCGCAGGTGGGGCAACTGGCGCTCAAGGCGGCTCCGGTATCGTCATCCTAAAGTACACCGTACCTAGCCAAACCGTCTTTGTGTTCAAAGGCACGACTACGTGGAAATGTCCTACTGGTGTGACCTCTGTTGACTACCTTGTGGTTGCGGGTGGTGGGGGTGGTGGCAGTAGTTTAGGAGGCGGTGGTGGTGCAGGTGGATTTAGAACTGGAACTGGTTTCGCTGTATCTACCACAGGCGGCGATGGTGCAGGTAATTACGCTATTACAGTTGGCGCTTCAACTCCTGCAAATACAGTTGGAAACAACTCAGCGTTTTCAACCATTACATCAAATGGTGGCGGGAGCGGAGGAACTACTACTGCTCCGTATAACGGAGGGAGCGGGGGTTCCGGCGGAGGTGGAAACGCCAATGGAGGAGGTGGTCCCGGTGGAGCCGGAAATACTCCGTCTCAACCTTCAGCCGGAGGGAATGGCGCTCCAGCAGTCGCTTATCAAGGATTTAGTGGTGGTAATGCAGCCGTAGGAACCGATCAACAACGTGAAGGCGGTGGCGGTGGTGGTGCAGGTGGAGCAGGTGCAAATGCCACGATTTCACCGCTTGCTGCTGGTAATGGAGGATTGGCGCAGCTTTCAACAATTTCTGGATCTACTGTTTACTACGCTGGTGGGGGTGGCGGTGGATGCGACACTAGGACGCCCGGAACTGCTGGTTTAGGTGGAGGAACAAGCACGACTTCACAAAAGGGCGGCGGTGGTAATGGTTCAGCATCTGGTGCGGGGACTGCTGGAACAGAAAATACCGGGGGTGGTGGCGGTGGTGGCGCTTTAGGATATGCAGGAGGCGCAGGCGGCTCCGGTATCGTAATCATCAAAATCAATCAATAACATGACTACAAAAGTTTATAAGTTTCTGGGAATAGACACAGCTATGCACCTACTACGCCCCGGTGCGAAGTGGGAAATCTCTAACAACGTATTCACACGTTGGGATGATCCTAGACCTTGTCCGAGTATCGAAGAAGTATATTGGGTGATAGACAAGATCAAGGAGTTTGAAGATTCAATCCCTACGATTTGGCTACCTGAACAGTTAGAAGAGATGGGCATCAAGCAAAAGGAAATTGAAGATGCAATTGCATAATCTCTTTCCGACACCTGTAGGCTTTGCTGAACTCGGTCGCCCATTAAGCGATGAGGAGTTGTTCTTCATCCGTGAGCTACAGACAAGGCCTAATCAAGGCAACACCACAAGCACTGATAATTTCGTACTTCGTAGCCCTGTACTGACAAACCTACGTTCGTTTATTGAGGATGCTGTATCGGAATACTTTAAGTCCACAGTGAATCCTAAGCACAATGTAAGTCTGAGAGTCACGCAAAGCTGGTGTAATTACAGTGAGCCAGGGCAATACCACCACAAACACGCACATCCTAATAGCTACATCTCAGGTGTGTTTTATGTGCAGACAAACGCTGATGACAGGATTTACTTTTACAAAGACGGTTGGCAGCAGATCAAGTTCCCGCCAGAGCAGTGGAACCCGTACAACTCTGAGTCTTGGTGGTTTGAAGCCACAGTAGGAAAGCTGATTCTGTTTCCGTCAAGCCTGACGCATATGGTTCCTGAGATCAAAGGCGATGACACAAGAATCTCACTATCGTTTAATACCTTCCCTGTCGGTGTTGTTGGGGAGGAAATGGATTTAACCGGATTAAAGTTGGAGGCGTAATGAGTCACTTTGCCCGTATTGATGAAAATGGTGTGGTGCTGCAAGTTGTCGTGGTTGACAACAAGGATACCGCTGACGCTTCCGGTGTTGAGAAAGAGCATATCGGAGCTGCACACCTAGAAAAGATTCTCGGTGGTACTTGGAAGCAGACAAGCTACAACGGCAACATGCGTAAGAACTACGCAGGTATTGGTTACACCTACCGCGAAGATATAGACGCTTTCGTACCGCCTAAGCCTTTTGCTAGTTGGCTACTTAACGCTGATGCACAGTGGGAAGCGCCAGTAGCAATGCCTACAGATGGAAAGATGTACAGTTGGGATGAGTCAACCGTTAACTGGGTTGAGGTAAACAATGGCTAACGTCCTTAATGCTGCTACCGCTGGAACATCTATTACGTCTGACAACACAGACATCCTAGAGATCAAGACAGCAGGTACTACAGCACTTACCTTCTCTTCCGCACAGGCAGTAACCTTTGCTAAACAGTTAGCACTAGCATCTACCTCATCTCAGATCGGTGCAAAACTACAAGGCGTGGTTGAGACCATCACAGTCTCTGCTACAGCAGCTACAGGTACGATTAACTTTGACACAACAACCCAAGGTGTCTTGTACTACACAACGAATGCCTCTGGGAACTTCACAGTCAACTTTAGAGCCTCTTCTGGTACTTCACTGAATACTGCAATGGCTACAGGCGAAGTCTTAACCTGTGCCTTTCTAGTGACTAATGGAGGCACTGCTTACTACAACTCTGCCGTACAGGTTGATGGTTCGTCAGTAACTCCTAAGTGGTTGGGTGGTACTGCTCCAACAGCAGGTAATGCTAGTTCGATTGACGTTTACTCTTACTCCATCATCAAGACTGGATCAGCTACGTTCACGGTCTTGGCTTCACAGACTAGGTTCGCATAATGCCTATCATCCAATCATTAGGTAGCGGCTCTGCCCAAGGATTTGGATCATTTGGTATTGGCACAAGGACGCAAGGCCCAACAGCCATTGGTGAGTTCTGGCAGGGTGGTTACTACGCAGGGCAAATAGCCTTTGGTGGTAACACTTACTACCTGTTAGTCTCCCCGAAGGCGTCAGGTCAAAACGCATCGGTTAATTACAAAACTTCAGCTACATCAGATTCTTTAGGTTTGTCTACTTATGACGGTGCAACGAATACAGCAGAGCTTGATTCTTCAACCTACCCCGCTGCTCAATGGTGTGCAGCGTTAACGATCAACGGCTATTCAGATTGGTATCTGCCTGCGCTTTATGAGTTAGAGATTTGCTACTACAACCTTAAACCAACTACGGCATCTAACGTCACGACAAACGGTTCTAATCCATATTCAGTCCCTTCACGGGGTTCCAACTACACAACAGGAACGCCTGCACAGACTAGCGTTGCAGCGTTTCAATCGGGTGGATCAGAAGCCTTCGCTACCAATTTAAGAACATGGACAAGCACCAACCCTGGGGTAGGTTTAACTACTGCAACACGGATTGATTTCCCTGATGGGAGTCAGGCCAACAATGCTAAAAATCAATCATTGATTGCAAGAGCTATTCGTAAAGTAGCGGTATGAACCTGGACAATCTTTCAAACGTAGTCTTTGGTGACTCTGATGGTTTGAGAGAAATGATCTTTGAAAACGCGCAGCAGCATCGTACGTTTTACATACAGTTGCTAGACCAAGATATTGTCATACCTCAGTATCCGTTAGCGGATGCTGATCTTGATGATCTTGATGACTGGCTCTGGTCGCACTACCAAGAGCATGAAGTGCTTGCTAACAGGCTCAGTCTTGAGAATCCGTTTGACTTGTTTGATACCGATTGGAACCAAGAAGATGATTTCTATGAATGGTTGCAAGGCCATTTAAGTATTCATCAATCCATCATCAATCGCCTGGGGTTGTGACATGGCTATCGTTAATTTCTTTGGTACTAGTTGGAATACAGAAGCCGATCTTGGAACAAAGATTGGTTACGTTGCCAGCGCATTAGATCGTGGTGTATTGCCTTCTCAGATTAAAAGCTGGATTGCTTCAGTAGACCCTGGTAATGCAGTGCAAGAAGTTTATGATTTGCTAGGCATTCCGGCGACTGATCCTCAGCCTACTTATCAAGAGCCTGTTTCTCAGGCTCCTGTTTACGTTGAACCAGCACCTGTTTACACGCCACCACCTGAACCTACAGTTGATCAGCAAGTCATGGATTTGTTGTATCAAGATACAGAAGCGCAAGTTGGGGCAAGGCCAAGAGAGACATTTACACCTGAACCTGCCGCCGTTATTCCTACTCCAATTCCTGCGCCGGCTCCTGTTGTTACGCCTGCGCCGGTGGTTGAAACACCTGCTACGCCAGCCCCGTCTGTAGCGACATCTAGCGCTATACAGCAAGCAGTACAGAATGCCGCTTATACCGTAGCAGGCGAGCAAGGTGATACGGTTGCGTACAACGATATAACCATTGATGGCAAAACGTATGCGGTCTTAAACCCAACTGATATTGTTCGCAAGGCTGATGATCAAAGTGGCTTGACTGGAAAGATGACTCGATATGAGTATCTTGATCCAGCAACTGGAGCGACCACGACTGATGTTCAAGTTGATGGCGGTGCGCTGCAAACTGTTCTTCCCCTGCTTGTTACCGTTGGAACGGCAGCATTCCCTGGGGTTGCTCAAGTCATCGGTACGGCACTTGGCGCTACAGGAGCAACTGCTACTGCAATTGGTGGCGCTGTTATCAATGCAGCTACAAGCGTTGCTGCTGGTGCAGACCCTGAAACGGCTATTAAAAACGCGGCTATCAGCGCTGGTGTTGGTCAGCTAACAAGCGGACTTACCGGCAACTCGCTTGTTGATAACGTTGTTCGTTCGGGTGCAACCGCAGCGCTTACTGGCGGTGATGTAGGCAATGCCGTTATTAACTCAGTCATTGCTAATGGTGCGCAGCAAACATTATCTGGCACTTCCTTAACAGGTGATACGGTACTTGATAGTGGTTTAGTATCAGCGGCAACCAGTGTTGCTCAAGCGTTAGCTACAGGCGGTGATGTCACGCAATCTGCCATTCAAGGATTTATTGGTGGTTCTACCGCTGCAATTAACAAAGGTGAAACGCCTGCCCAAGTTGCAGGCACTCAAACAACTATTGGCGGCGGTGCGACAACCGACACGACAACTGTTGGTGCAACAACAGGTGGTATAGGCACAACGCCAGATGTCGGCATGGATACGACGGGCGGCGCTGCACAAGACGATGTGCTCGGCATTGTGGCGCAAGAACAAGCGGCTAATCAGGCTCAGTCTACTAACCAGGCTATGCAAGGTGCGCAGCAAATTACTGCGGCAGAGGCTGCTGCTAGAGAGCTGTATCCGCTTACTGAACGCTATCAAGGCCCGAACGGAACCATCTATCTCAGAGACATTAATACAGGCAAGATCACGCAATTGCTACCTACAGGTGAGGCAAGCACGATTGCGGGTGGAGGTGTGTTTCTTGATGCGCCTAACGTCATTGGTGCGGTTGAAGCACTGCCTGCCAATGCGGTATATCAAGGCATTCTGTATGCCGGTGACCCCAACCTAATTGGCAAGCAGTTAACTGCCAATGATCTTGCAAGCCTAAGCATCAGCACAGAGCGTGACACTAATGTCCTGCCTGTAGGAAATCTAGTTGTTACGCAGAATGCTGATGGCACGATAACGCAACGTGATAAAGCAACAGGTGATACAGCTACGATTGATGGCAGTGGCAACATCGTAAGCCAAACTAAAAGCGTTTACACCAGGGTTAATGAAGTTGCTGGTGGTTTAACCGGCACGGCACAGGCTGGACTTGGAGAGTTGGGCGCGGCTATTTCTGCGACTGCCCAGCAGTTAGGCGTTGACTCGCAAGGCGCTATAGATCAATTCAAGGCTATTCAAACGTCTGGCGAGCTTATGCGGCCAGAGACTGTTAACCAACAGTCGCAAGCCTTTGTTGATGAAATCTATCGCGTCGCAAGCGATCCTAATGCAACAACAGAGCAGATTGCCAGAGCTATTGCCAGCGCTACGCTTAACAATCCTGCCGGTGCTGCGGCCATACTTGGTTCAGAGTTAATTCAAGAATTGCCTTCTTTGTTGCTACCAGGCGGCAAGGTGGCTCAGTTCCTTGGTTCGATGGCACTTAATGCTGCCGAGTCTGCTGGCGCTCAAGCCTTGCAGAAAATTGATGAACTTAAGGTAACCAATCCTAATGCTACGCCGCAAGAACTGGCTCGCATGGCTAGGCAGGATGCTGGTGTTGCAGCTTTGGTTACTGCTGCTGTTGGCTTAATACCAGGCGCTAACAATGTCGTTGCGCGTACATTGCTAGAACCCCTTACTGAAGGGTTTGAAGAAGGCTTAACTGAATATGCAATCTCTGGTGACGCCAATGCTGCTAGAGGTAAAGCAGTGCTTGGCGCTGTCATTGGCGGCAAGACTGCTGCTGCTATTAACACGGGCGAAGAGTTAGCTACAGCAGTGCAAAACAACTTTGGCGTACAAGTCCCTGGTGGTGTTGCTGCTCCTCCTGGCGCATCATTAACAGTAACGGGAACAACCCTACCAGGTGGCTCAACAGTCAATCCAGAGGTTGATCTAACACCTGACAACCTTGGTACGCTTCAAACAACTGGCGTTGACATACCTTCCTTCGAGGTGGCTCCTGATACAACCAATACGGCAGTAGTTGTTGCGGTTGATGCAAATAACAATCAAGCATCTGTCATTGATAGCACGGGTGCATTAACCATTGTTCCTGCTAATGGTTTAACACCAGGGCAAACAACTGTAGTTCCTTCGATCACGCCAGTTACTGAAACAATTGTTCAGCCGACGCCCACTCCTCCTACTACGCCTGAAGTCATTCCGACACCGGAGCCTGAGCAAGAGGCCATTTCAGAAGTTGTTACCACACCAGAGGTAACACTGACGCCAGAAATTGTTCAGGAGCCTGTCGTTACGCCAACCGTAACTCCAGAACCGGAGATAGTCTCAACGCCTCCCGTGACACAAACCCCGCCGCCAGCGACGGAAGTAACGGGTATTGTCTTGCAAGACAATGGTGATGGAACTTCATTGGTGCTGACGCAAGATGGCGGTGCTACTAACGTTCCATCAGTGGATGCAACGACAGGCACTTCGCTTACGCCTGGAACGAGTGTCGCAGTTGATACAACCAATAACACGGCTACTGCGAATAGTACGGCTACAGATACAAGCACGGCAGTAACCACCGGTACTGATACCTCTACACAGACTGGTACGCAAACACAGACGGGAACGCAGACTGCAACTGATACTGCTACACAGGTTCAGCCAGAAACCGTTACACAGACTCAGCCAGAAACTGTTACGCAAGTAACGCCTCAGCCAGAGGTAACCACGCAACCAGAGGTTACGCCTCAGCCTACGCCTCAGATCAATACGGAAGAACCTGAGCCTACGCAGCCAGAACCGCCTTCTGTAGAGCCGCCTCCTGTAGAACTAACGCCTGAAGATCAATTGCTACAACAGATTATTCAAGAGTTAGAAAAACCAACCGTACCTGAAACGCCTCCACCACCTCCTATTGAGCCTCCACCGTACACGCCACCGGAGTCGGTTGTAGAGACGCCACCAGTAACGGTAGAGCAAAAGTTAACAGTAAGTCCGAAGACAGTACGAACACCTGTACCGCCTGGAAGCAGGGTAGAAGAGACTGCATCCTTACTTCCTGTTAGACCAGGCTTGTCAGAAGGCTATCTAGGTGATATAGAGGGTACGCCTGAAGAGAAACAGGAACCAGTGTGGAACGTTAGATCGTTGAAATTACGTCGTTTGTTAGGAATCTAATCATGGCTAAACAACTTGCCGCACTTCTCGGTGGTGGCCTCGATCTCAAAGCCTTAGCAGAGATGCTACGCAGGCAGGGGCGTGGGCAAGATACTATCTTGGCTCACATCACACCGCAAGAGGCTGCACTACTAAAGTCTAGAGGTGGCGCTGGCACCATGAATCCTAATACTGGGTTGCCTGAGTTTGAGAACGGCGACTTTCTTGGCGGTTATGAAGACATGGCTCCTGCTGAACAGCAAGGGTTTGATAACCAGGTCTTTTCGCCGGAAACTGTATCTCAACCCATTGATATGAGTAACGCATTTATTTACTCAGCACCTGCCGATACGATGGAGTCAGCGCAAACTCAACCACAGTTTGAGCCAGCAATGACTAGATCGTTTGCGCCTCAAATGGCTGCAATGCCTAATGAATTTGTTGGGCCGCAACAGGTAAGAGACTTTAAGCAAGAGGCAATAGACCAAGGTGCTGCGCCTGGGCGTAGCTTTGAAGACATGCTTAAGACTGGCGCAAAACAAGTGCTTGGCACTAGAGAAGGATTGGCCGGTCTTGGAACGCTAGCATCTATTTATCAAGCAAGGCAGGCAGGTCAGCAGGCTCGCAGGATGCAACAAGAGTTATCTCAGATTGGTGCGCCTAACCGTGCTTTAGGCCAAGAGATGATTGCTCGTGGTCAGCGTGGTGAACTAACGCCAGTACAACAACAGCAAATGGCAGCGCTTGATGCAAGACAAAAGCAACAGCTTGCACAGCGCGGTTTGACTAGTGGTACTGCGCAGCAGCAACAGCAAGCGCGTATGCAAGAAATGCAACAGCGCGGTGCTCAAGACTTGATTGACCAAGGGATCAAGATTGCTGGGATTGGCGATCAGTACCAGGCTGCGGCTATTCGTGCTGGCTATGCTGCTGACCAAGCGACGCGTGACATGCTGAATACGACATTGACTAATCTATACCGCACCATCTACGGCAATGTAGCAACGCCGGAAGCCACTTCTAAGACGCCGCCACCGAGAGGTTAATCATGGCACTGCAAGACGCACTTGGTACGACTGGCGACCCGATCTCACGGGCTATGGGCGCTGTGTATGGCCGAAAGCCTGCTGAGGCTCAGGCGCCAGAACAAGGTATGCAAAGCAGGATAGCGCGTGGCACGATTGCTGAAGAGCAACTTCCTGGATTAATGGAGGCTCAACGTGCAGAAGCTGAAACGTCGCAAGCGGACATTGCTGCAAAACGCACGGGTATGGCTACGCGTGGTAAAGAGATCGGTGATGTCTTCGCTGCGCAAGAACGAGAACTTGTCGAGTCACCTGAGTATCGTCAAAAAGAGATTCCAGCATTTGAGCCAAGCTCTGCAAACCTGGAAGACATCCGAAACGTACTTGGCCTTAGCATTGTTGCTGGCTTCCTTACTGGTGGTGCTAGCAAGCGGTCAGGGATGGCTGCTATGGCAGCTCTTAACGGCGCTGTAGAAGGATTTAGGCAAGGCAGGCAAGACGTTTACAAGCGTGAACTCGATGTCTTTACAAAGAATGTAGAGGCTATCAAGGAAAACAATCGGCAAACGCTAGAGCGATTCAATCGCGCTATGGGATTGTTGCAGACAGATCGTAAGGCGGCAGAGGGTGAGTTAAAGATACTAGAGGCGGAAACACTAAACAGTGTTGCTGCTGCTGCAATGCGCCAAGGCATGTACAAGCAAGCCAGTGAAGCACTTAACAAAGCGGTAGAAGGTTCTGATCGTGCTACGCAGACGATGCTTCAACTGAAGCAACAGGCTGAAATGGCTAGAGAGCGTATGCAACAACAGGCTCAACTTGCACAAGAACGCATGGCGTTTCAGCGTGAAATGCTTCAAATTAAACAGCAACAGGGTTCTGTTAAACCTGGCGCTGAAGCTGTTAAGAAATACGTTTCAGATAATGTATTGCTAGCAGACATCAATGATGTTCGCGCAGATTTGCAAAAACCAAATCTAGTACAAAAGATTGGAAATGAAAGGCTTATATCGTACCTTTCAGAAAAAGGAGAAATTCCAAGTCAAGTTTTACAGACTGAAGCTGACCCCGATGTTCGTCAGTTTATGGTCAAGATCAATAGAATGAGAAATAAATATTATGCAAACACTTCTGGATTGTCTGTTACTTCATCCGAAGCAATGCGTAACTATGGTTCGGTTCCGCAGCCTGGAGATACGCCAGAAGTAATTAAAGAGAAGTTAGACATTATGTCTAAAGGTGTTCAAGATACAGTTGATCTATACAGACAAGTGTATACAGGATTGCCAGCTATCAAAGTAACGCCTGGAATGGACACTGGTTTAAGGCAGGGTGAGAAACTTGATCCGTATCAAATAGCACCGCCAGTTATGATGCAAACGCCATCTCAGCCTGCGCAAACAGGGCCGCAAGAAGGGCAGAAGTCAACGTCTAAGTCTGGCAAACCAATCGTGTTTCGTAATGGAGAATGGAGGTACGAATAATGGCTGCTGTGCCTGAAGATGACCTTCCAAATTCATTGCGTGGCACTTCAGTGCCTAAAGATGATTTACCTGCTTCAAGCGTTCCTACACTAGAAGAACCGGCAAAACCTAAACCTCCATCACTTATGGAACGTGGCAGAGAATTTATAGGTGCTGGAACCACTGGCGCAGCTTTAGGCTTTATTGCTCCAGATATTCTTACTTATGGAGGAATGGCTGCATCAGCATTTCCACCGACCGCACCTCTTGGCCCTCCACTGATGGCTGCTGGCAATGTCATGAGGGGTGCTCGATTAGCTTCTGCTGGCGCTGGTATGTTGAGTGGTGTTGGCGGCGAAGCGGCAGCTCAAGGCGCGGAGTTAATGGGTGGCGGCAAGACCGAGCAGGAGTTAGCCCGTCTAGGAGCAGAGATTGTAGTTCCAGAGTCAGGTCGTTTTCTTGGCCGTATGGTTGGCCGTATGGCACCAACTGGCTATGTACAAGACGCATCAACTGCTGCTCGATCTGTGCTCATGCCTAGCAGTTCTGCTGAATCCATTGCAAGACAAGCAACGGCGCAGCGATTGCAGGGCAAGTTGCGTGGCAATAGAGATGTCGCAGATATAGGTGCTCAGACTCGCGTATACGATCAAGCAAGGCAAAACATTATTGCTAAGCAACAACAACTGCAAGCAGATTTTCAACGTGCTGAAGGCGATGCTAACTCGGCGGCACAAAGCATTATGGGCGCAGCAGAGCAACAAGTAGGACGTTTGCAGAGTCAGTTTGAAGCAGCCATGATGAAGTTAGAAAAAGCCCAGCAAGAAAGGTCTGGCTTGGCTTTGATTAATGCTCGCAATGAAGCAGATCGCATCATGGCAGAGGCTCGCAATCAAGAGCCTATGTTGCGTCAGGCCGCGCAGAAACGTGCAGATGACATTATCAGCCAAGGCCAGAAGGAAGCGGAACGTATTCTTTCTGAAGCTAACCAGCGTGTTGCAAGATTGCGCGAAGTGGCTAGCCGTGCAAGACAAACAGGTGAGCAGCGTGTAGTGCAGGCGAGAGGTGGTCTTGGCGCTGTAGGTCAACCGGCAAACATTGCCGATATTGGTGCAGAAGCTAGAAACTTAATTGACACGCGTTTGCAAGGCTTGCGCTCACAGAGACAAGCAGCGGCAGATGCAAACATGGGTGGCGCATTCGCAGAAGCAGAGGCCAAAGAAAAGGCTGGCTCAAGAATCAAACAGACTACAGCGTTTCAGTCAGGCGTAGAACTCATCAATGACATCTTGCGCAATCCTGATACCAAGATGTCTAACGTCAACCTGCCGCAGATACGCGATCAATTAAATCGTGTGAAGAGCGCTATTACTGGCCGCACAGTGGCTGAAGATGGTAGCGTTGTAGATCGGGAGGTTAGCTTTAGGTCGCTAGAGTATCTTCGCCGCTTCCTTGGTGATCGTGCTGCTGGGTTACCTGCTGAAGGCTTTGATGCTATTGGTCAGCAACAAGCTGGAAAACTTAAAGAGATTGTTGAAAACATACAGCGTGAGTTTGTCCCAGGTTTTGGCAAAGCGTTAGATCAGTACAAGATAGATAGCCAACCTATCAGTCAGTTTAAGAGTAAGTTTGGCAAAGCATTGACTGGTCGTGAAGATTTTGATTTCAGTAAGTTTTCTACTTTTGCATCAGACTTGCCTTCTCAAATCTTCAAGACACGCGATACGGTGGATGAAGCTATTGCACTTGCCGGTGGCAATGCTCAGCAAGTAGAACAACTTGCAAGACAGTTTGTTGCCGATCAAATCCAGCAAAAGAGCGGCAAACAAATTGCAGACTTTGCGTTTGCTAACCGTAGTTGGTTAGAGAGGTTCCCGCAGTTACGCCAGGACATTGATACGTTTGCAAGCAGCCTTGGCACCGCAGAATCTGTTGCAGGACGTAGGCAAAAACTAGCAACAGCATTGCGTACAGAGATGGGTGGGCTACCGGCAACTGCTCAAGCAAAAGCAACTGGCGTACAAACAAAGGCTGCTACTGAAGCAGGAAGAATAGAAAAGGCTGGAGAGAAAGAAGCCACTCAAGCTATGGTTGGCGCAGAGAAATTAGCGGCGGGAAGGCTGCAAGCAGGAGAAACTGAAGCGCAGCGTCTTGCCCGTGAACTCGAAGCGCAGCGCAAAGCTAGTGCAGGCGAAGTGGAAAGCCAGCGTAAAGCAATTATGTCTGAGGCTGAAAAACGCGCTAAGGCTGCAATGCCTGAAGCGGTAGCTACGCCAGAACAGGCAGTGCAGAAGGTATTAGGAACCGACAATCCTGCGCAAACTATTGAGTCTATGCTGACAGGTTCAAAGTCTATTGAAGAAACTCGCAGGCTTGCGTCTTACTTAGGAACTGATCGACGTACTAAGCAAGACTTCCTGAGTGCCCTCGAAATGGCTTTGTCTCGCGTCGCCCCAGAAAAACTCAAAGATGTGTTTGAGCGCAATGTCATACCGGCACTTGAAGGTTCTGCATTAGTAAGCGCTAAAGAGATTGACCAATTGCGCAGGCAAGTGCAAGTTATTAACCGTGTTGTCGATCCTGATCGCCGTGTTGAAGCGGCTACTCGCATCTTTAGAGCCATTGCAGCCGGTTCTGCTGGTGGCGTTGCAGCGCAACCTGTAGGTTCATTGCTAGGAGGTGGAAATGCCCCTTAAGAAGGGTAGTAGCCAGAAGACTATTTCCGGAAACATTGGTGAGATGGTGCGTAAATTCAAAGATAGTGGCAAGATTGGCACAAGCCGACCTGCTAGCAAGAGAGCGGCAGTCAAGCAGGCTGCTGCAATAGCCTATTCCACAGCGCGTAAAACCAAGAGAGGTATGCGATGAACTACGATGGCATGATGAAAACTGAAGGCAATAAAGAGATGAAGCGTCAGGAAGCGCAAGCCGCTGAAGCGGGACGCAATGAGGTTGCAGGTTCGCTTGCAGCGCAACGTGCGCTAGGTCGCCAGCCTATGAACAAGATGCCTGAGCGTCAGCCCAAGCGTCGCATGATGCGGTGAAGCGTAAGCAGTCGGGCATAAACCCTGACTTAGAGGCTGCGATAAGCAAACTCTTGGCTGAAGTCATGGCAGACCCTGAAGCAAGCCTTACCGATAAGTCGAAGATTATTGATCGAGCATTGAAGTTAGAAGCCATACGCCTGAAAGCTAGTGATGCTGACTGGGGTAGAGGCTTTATGGATGAAGACGAAGATGAAGATAGTTAAGGTAGACTAGATAACCTTAATTAACCCCATGAGGCTGAACATGGATTCGAATCTTCTATTGAAGGTAGTACGCATTAGTTTGAAGTTAGTGGTGGCGAGGGTGTTGACAATCTTGGCGTTGTCGATGACTTTTGCCTTAGCTTGCTGGACAATGTGGGGGCCGAGTTATGAGCGGATCGCCGCATTGCTTATCTTTGCCATCACAGTGTTTTTACCATCCTTGATGAAGGAAACAAAGCATGATGACGATGACGAAAGTAGTGAGCAAACAGGTGGTGCTAAAGCCTAGCCAAGGCACGACCAAACAGGTCACCCCAAACTTCCAGCCTAAGTTCACCAACGGTGCCAAGTGCTATGGCACCATGACTGCAGCGCAGCAATGGGGGAGCAAGAATGGCAGCCGTTAATCCTTTTGAGCCTGGTGGCAAGACCTATCAAGGTTCCGCAACAACCACCTCGCAAGTGGTAACGATTACACCAGACACGATTTGCAACCAATTACTGGTAGCTAATCATGCCCCTTCTGGTGCGGGCGCTCCAGTGTATTTTAGGATGTCAACAACCGATCCTGCTGTGACTGTAGCCGCGCCAAGCGCAACGGCTCAGTATGCTTTAATCAGCATTCAAGACGACATCAGAACGTACACGATACCAGGCCAATGTAGTCCAACCGTTCCTTTGTATGTGGCTATCATTGCTGAATCAGGTACGGCAGAGGCTTACTTTACGCCAGGCAACGGGAATTCATAACATGGAAGTCTCAATGTCAGTCGTTATTCAGGCTCTCATTGGTGCTGCTGCTGGTGCGTTTGGTGCTTATGTGGCTATTCGTTCAGACCTGGCGGAACTCAAGGCTAAGGTGGAGCATCTGCATATGACCGCCGACAAGGCGCATACACGCATTGACCAGATTCTGAACAAGTAATGTTTGACCTGCTATCAGGTGGTTTGCTTGGAAGTATCTTTGGTGGCCTGTTCAGGCTAGCACCAGAGGTGTTGAAGTTCCTCGATAAAAAGAATGAACGTCAGCATGAACTGAACATGTTTCAGTTGCAGACCGATCTTGAGAAGATGCGCGGCACTTTTAAGATGGAAGAAAAGTATGTGGACTACAGTGTTCAGCAACTTGATACCATCAAAGCGGCCTTTGAAGAACAGAGTCAAACGGCTCAAGCAGCAGGTTGGTTTGTGGCTGGAATCTCTGCCTTGGTACGCCCTGGAATCACCTGGGCGATATTTGGCATGTACGCTGCCGTCAAGGCGGCTTCGCTTGTTCTTGCGTTTCAAAGCAATGCACCGTGGCATGAAGTAATCGTGAAGTGTTGGGATGAAGATGACTTTGGACTCTTCACCATGATTCTCACCTTCTGGTTTGTTGGGCGCAGCATAGAGAAGTACAAGTGAATGAAGCGATTGAGCTTGCCATCAACGTACTCATCAAGCCCTTTGAAGGCTATGCTAAACGCCTTCCTAACGGCGATTGCTGTGCTTATCCTGACCCCGGTACTGGTGGCGACCCTTGGACTATCGGTTATGGTTCTACTGGTCGTGATATTAGGCAATACACTGTCTGGTCAAAAGAACAGGCTGAGACTGCCCTTCAGGAACATGTCAGGCACTTCGTATCCGGGCTGGTAAAACTCTCACCGAGGCTTCTTTCTGCAAGCCCTAGACGTATTGCTGCAGTCATCAGTTGGGCGTATAACTGCGGGCTAGGCAACTACAGAATCTCGACCTTCAAGAAACGTATCGATGCCAATGACTGGGAAGGTGCAGCAGTGGAGTGTCGCAAGTGGAACAAGGCTGCAGGCAGGGTGCTACCAGGACTGACTAAGCGTCGAGAAGCTGAAGCATTGATGATGAGGTAAGCATGGCAAACCCGATTGCAAAGACAACGCGTGGTAAGGGTAGGCACTTTCAGTCAGTAGCTGAAGGTGGTGGCATGACAGAGGCTGGTAGGAAGGCTTATAACAGGGCTACAGGCTCCAATCTGCAAGCGCCTGCACCTAACCCTTCAACGCCAAGAGAAAAGTCCAGGAAGAAGAGTTTCTGCGCTCGATCACGATCATGGTCTGGCCCTAGAGGCAAGGCTGCTCGCAGACGTTGGAGGTGTTAGATGAAACAAGGGCTGTACGCAGCAATTCATGCCAAACGTGCTCGCATTGCAGCAGGCTCTGGCGAGAAAATGAGAAAGCCAGGTAGTAAAGGCTCCCCCACCGCCAAGAATTTTCGAGAATCCGCAAAGACTGCGAAAAGAAAACCCCGTCGCTAGGACGGGGCAAAATCCACTTACTCACAGGGGGAGACAACGTGATGAGGCTATCTGCTCGCTTGCCTCAAGCGCTTAACCTACTGGCAGATTCAGCGGAGTCACAATTCATTCTGCATGAGCGTGATCGCATCGTCAAGTCTGAAGATCACTAGACTCTCCTTGCCATCAGCCCTGCAAATAACTACAGGCACCTTCTCACCCTTGGATGAGACTTTGGCTTGCTCCATCCATTCATAGAGCGCTATCTTCCTACGACGCTTGCATTCGATCATAAACGGGCCTAAATCGATATCTGAGCCGCCATCTCTTGCTTGCCCTAGTACACGCGTCACCTTGGTTCCTAAACGCTCTGTAAGCGCATTACAGACCTCGCGCTCATAACTAGCACCTCGGTCTTTACCTAGCTTGCTCAATCGCGCTCTCCTTGTAGGATTTTCCAGGCTTCTTCCCTGACGGTATTCTCTACGGCATAGCCAAAAGCATCAGGATCGAGTAAGGCATGAATGAACATTTCCCTGACTTTGAGTTTGTGATCAGTTCTTGCCAGCATGGCTCGTAACTCTCTTGTTAACGCATAGAGTGTTTCCATCTTGGCCTGCATCTCTTCCCTGGTCATCTCACTCATGAAGCACCTACACTAAACGGATTGTTGAAGAACTTAGGTTCTATCGTAATACGCGTCTTAGTGAACTTGACAGGGTTCTTAACAGGTTCTTTCGGTACTGGCTCCCAACTGGCAAAGGTATAGAACCGTTCCGTTACGCGATTGAGCCTCTCTGATCGTTTCTTGATGTATCCATCATGAAGCAGTGCACGAATAACGTACTTGGTTGTCGGAATGCCAAGCCTGGTTTGTAGTTGAATGTCTTTGAAGGTGGCTTCAGTCTTTCGCTTGGAAAGATACTTAAGCACCTTCATGTGGGATTCTGTCAGTTTTGTCATGCCATGTCCTCCCGCAATGCAGCGTCCCATACCTTGTCATTAGCGCCTTTAATGACTTCTGTGGTGGTGAATCGATGCAAGCAAGCGACGCAACGCCGCCTGCGTGTCACCCAAGAGTTAGCAGGCTTCTTACCACCATACCGGCGTGTCTCTAGGATGATCGTATCGTTGTGCTCACCACGTTCGGCGCACTTAGGGCATAACATCAGAACGGCACACTGTCATCGTCTTGATAGCTCACCTCACGGCCTTGCCTTGCAGGCTGACCTGGTACGAAGTTATTCACCCTGATCGAGATCAGATCGCCATAAGCACTGCGTTTTGTCCATGCTGACAGTTTGATCACATCACCTGGCTTGTAAGCCTGATCGCAGGTGAAACTACCTGACCAGTCTGGTGCCTTGTCAGACTTCTTCTCTTTCACGGTGAAAAGTACGCCACTGCCTTGTTGCTGTTCGTAAGCCATTATTTCCTCACTAGTTGATATTCGGCAAAGGATTTGCCATTACGGTTAATCGTGTGTGTCACGATGGTGTGACCTTGTTTTCTTAGTTCTTCGACTCTGGCTGCAAGTCTTGTTGAACCAATCTCTGCATAGGCTTGCAATTGCGTGAGCGTTCCTTGCTGCAAACGCTCAAGCACTGCCTGCGTCTGCGTCAATCGAACACTACGTCTTCCTCCGCATCCAGAGTCACGATCTTTTTTGCGACAAAACCCTCGACCGCATGATCGTGACAGCGCTTCTTGAATGCAATGGCTGCAACCCCGCCAAAGTTATCGATGGTTTCGTGGTTGACCCGAAAGAGTGACGCCAATTTGGCGTTCTTCTCCTCAGTTGTCATCTTCTTAGAGTTAGCGATCTTGCCGATCAAACCAAAGAAGTTATCCTGCCACTGCATTTCATCCTGGTGAGAGCTGTAAACCTTGCTCTTATCGCCTTCAGGAACTAATACCTTGTACTTACCCTCAATGACCTCAGCAAGCGGTTGTAGAGGCGTAGCAACCGGCATATCGACCTTCTGATATTGATTAGTCGGGATAGTGTCGAGTTCAGTTTCATCAAGCATCCCCAGTCCACAATGAGCAAGTACAGTCCTGCGTATCGCTTTGGTTGTAGCCTTCATTAAGGCATTGGCTAGCTTTTCACCAGAAAGACCTGAGATGTCAACTGCTCCCTGATTTTCAGAGCTTCGTCCATCTTTGCCAGTGCATCTGACAGATACAAGATACACATTCTCAACTCGCTCCCTGTTAGTGATCGCAGTGGACAATCCATGCAGATTGCTGAGTTGCTGTGTGGCCCCAGCATTCGCATACAAGACCTTCTTTCCTGACAAGACAAGAAGATCGAACGGCTTCGCAGAAGGATCGAGTCCGACTTGCTGGCAGCGGTAGTTGTAGTATCCAGTGAGTTGTTCTTCCTTGAGTCCACTCAAGTCACCTCGAAGTACGATTGAATCAATGATTGACTGATCAAGTTTGGTTGGATCGACTAGATTGCTCATTTGACTAAAAACCTCCGTGAGCCAGGTTGTTCAACGATGTAACGCTCATACACTTCAGGCATCTCTGCTTGCAGTAGCTTTGGATCGAAGCGCTTGGAACCTTTGGCTGAGTTCCATGTTGCAAGCACCTTGCCATCGAACGTGACGAGTGAGCCTGCTTCTTTCATCTGCCCTTGGATAAAGCCTTGTAGCTTTTCCTCAGCTTCTTCGTACTGTTTGATGTTGGCCTTAATCGCTTTCAGTTGCTGGCAGGCTTGTTCTAACTGAGCATTAGCTAGAACCCCAGCCGTAGTGGATATGGGGTAGAGTTTCTTTGCTGCGTCCACCGTAGTCGCGCTTGGAGGCTGCTTGGCCTGTATTGAGCCCCATAGCTCAGCTTCCAGTTGTATGAGCGAGTCTTTCTCAGCGTCTGATACTTGCGTGTCGATAAGTACCAGTTCTTGTCCCCCAAAGAGCACCGCAAGTACGACACGCTGTACCCGATGTACCGTAGCTTCATGAATACATTGCGCTCTGTCGGCCGCAGGCATAAGTGCAATATCTGCATCGTATTGATTCCTCTTTGATTGGTTGTAGTTCTTCACCTCGACCAGTGTCGTGCCATCAGCAGAGATGAAATCAAAGTGAGATGCCATCCATGAATGCTCAGGGTGATATAGCTCATAGTCAGCTTCTTTGAGTTCCATCTTTAGCCTGGCGCTAGCCTCACGGCCAATGACATCTTGCAGCTTCAAACCCCACTGCACTGCTTCAATGTGGCTTATGTCTTCACGCTCTGTCTGGCCGATCTTCTCTAAGTAAACGTCTGCTGCCTTGCCATCAGCGATCTTTCGGGCATCAGTAGCCCAGATCGCCTTGCGTCTTGATTCAGTGTCAAAGCTAGTCATGCTGCCTCCTAAGAACAACGAAGAATTTCAACATCAGGGCCGACCATGCAGGTTTTGTAAGAACCCTTTCCCCAGTGCTCAGAGGCCCATGCAGTCACCGCACCTTGCAACGCTCTTGGTTCGAAATCAAAGTTCTTAATAACAACAACATCGCCAGGTTGCATGTCTTTGATGAGCGGGTAATAAAACCTGTGCATCGTTCCTGGTGGGTGCTTGTAAGACTTGCTTGCCTTCTTTGGCTCAGAGACAGTGAGTACGCCATACTCATTGCCATCCTGATCAATGACCTTGTATTTGCAACCTGATGCGTCAAGCAACTTAATTGCCTGAGCAATAGTGCGTTTTACGATCTCTGGAATCATGCTGCCTCCTCATCAAAGCAGGTTGTGATCTTCTTGCGATCAGCGCGGCTTCTAATGACTTTGACGATGGTCTTGAGGTCTTCTAAGTCTTGGAAAATCTTTTCAAAGTAATCCATGTTGTGATGAGTAAGACCAAGACCGTCGCTGCATAGGTTCATAGAACTTGATGCAAGACGGTATTGCAACCAGGCGATCTTGTTTCTTAACTCATACCGATCTGATTCATCTAGCTTGTAATCCATGTTGTTTCTCCTTTGGTTAAGTACAACGATAGGGATTATACACACTAGGAACATATGTACATAGCTAATAATCAACCGTTCGTCGGGTTGGCAAATGGCAATGCCATGTTTTCCAGTAAGATTCGCTTGTTGTCGTAGCTGTCAACAATCGGAAGGCCACTTACTCATGCTTCTACCCTTGACTTACCCCCAAGGGACAGCTACTAGGAGCAGCAGTAAGTGGCTTTTTTGTTTTCAGCGGCGATGGCATACGGGGCCATAACCCAGCCCTCCCTCGGTGCCGCGACCAAAGGAATAAACGTGGCTAATCTTGGGGTTCTCCTTGCAAGCCAGCCTGGATAGGTACAACTGGTGAGCATCGGGGCCAGACCTGAGAGCAGATGCAAATCTGTAGCCTAGACAAACGAGAGCGAGCGCATTACCTGTTTTTTTACGGGTGAGGTTGTATTCCAGTCAGCTTTCAGAGGTTTGTATGCAATATTACTTTTTCAAAAAGCGAAGCGCGGCAGCGCATATCTGGACTGGCACCGATACAGCATGTCGAATGTATTCGACGGGCGGTATGCGCAAGTCTGGAAAAGTGTATGACTCCCACGGTGCCAGGCGCATTTGCTCAATGTGCAAAGGTGTTATTGGCTATGAAAAGCCTTCAGTCAACAAGCTAGAGTTGAGTGATATGACGCTTTATCTCTGGTAGTAAAAGCCCCCCTGCGCTGCGCTTTGTGGCTACGCTAGGGGGCATACTTCATTCCTCATCAGGTTCTACAGATTCTGCAACCAGATACTGCAATTGTTCCCTGACGATACTTATCCTTTGTTCCATGTCCTCCACATAGTCAAGGATTGCTTCCAGTTCACTAGAGTGAATCATCACAAAGTCATCTGTTCTTGCTAGCCGGTTGAGTAGCTTTCTCATGTGTTCTTCTCCTTTAGGGCTTGTTCAATGGCTTTTGCAAAGGCAAGCACACCAAAATTCTTACCACCTTCGTAAAGGTTTGTGTCTGCTAGCTCAAACACAACATCATCAGTCAGCCCAACCCATTCATGTTTACATTTCACCGTTCCATCGACACGTTTTTGGCTCATGTCGTCGGCATCGACAAGTGCTTGGCGCAGTGCAGCTATTGCCTGCTTCCTACTAATTAGACCCGCATGAGTCGCAGGATTGCTCTCAAGCGCATCAAGCGCCATTTGCATAGCTTCTCTGCTCATTGCATAGCTCCCTTGCTCATACTGCGAACATAGAAGTGAATCTCGATAGCTCTATGCAACTCATGCTCATCAACCCCTGCCTGCTCGCATAGGATAGGCAAGTAAGCGACATGCCTTGCTAGTTCTTCCTGCCACTTATCGATCATGGCTTGGGTTTCAATGTCTTTTAATTGCTTCTTACTCATGATTGGGACTCCCGCGCGGGTGTGTAATGCGACCAGGTGCGGAAGGCTTTGTGTTTCCGCATAGTCTCTGGGCATTCAGTCGATGGTGGTTTCCAACCATGTTCACGCCAGACTTGATCGACGGGACGAAACCATTTATCGGGCTGGATTTGATGGTCAATCAGATCGATCCATGAAGGCATTTGACGTTCTTCCATGTAGGTTGACTCCAGTTGGGTAGAGAAAAGCCCGTAAAAGCCCGTTTAAGGGCTCTCATGGGCATTGCTAGCGGGTTAGGACTTGCAGAATGACTCAAGCATGTCCCAAATCTCACGATTGACTATCAGTGTGACTGTGTGCTCGTCTTTGTGCTTTACGTACGCGTCTTCGAATGGGTCAATGGCACAATCTTCGAGTGTGACTGGTTTCGTTTCTTCAATCATGGTGGTTTACTCCAAAGGTTAAAGGGACTCGAGCGCTGGTTATGCGACGATACTTTGAGCGTAGGCAAGGGCTAACGCTTCAGTCTGAAACAATTTCATTGTCGGGAAAATCTGATCAGCGTCTGTATCGATCAGCTGAACAACCCATTGGCCGCGTTGATTCTCGAATACGCGCACTGCTATACCTTCATCTGGTTTTTCTAAGATAGTCATATGATCCTCAAAGGTTGAAGAAAACGGCGAGAGCAAAAGCCACCCCGAAAAGGGTGGCAATGCTCCAATCAATCAAAGCTTGTTTAAGACGGTTAGACATGGGATGCAGCCTTACCATGCGCGACGATTGCAATCGATACGCTTGAAGGCTTTAGCGCACCGTCACATGCGCCACAATCGATGCATTGTTTACGATTGCCACCTTCCGGACTAGCGGGGCAAGGTATTTCACGTACTAACTGCATAGGTGCATTGATCGGGATAACGCGGAAAGTGCGCCACCCCATCGAACGAGCTAAATCTCGATCTTCGATTGAGTCTGCACTTGCCATGCATATTTCCCGATGTGCCTGCGCAAAAGCTTGCGACCATTGGTGTGTGTAACCTGTCCAATCTGCAGCAAACTCGAGTAAGGCTAGCCATATGTCTGCAGGTATCATGGCCGGATCGCCATAGGCGCCTAGTCTGACCTTGCGACCCTTGATAATGCTTGCAGCATGTGCAAGGTCGTGACTGCAATCGTAATAACTGCCACGTTTAAAAGCTTTATAGATTGCACTGACTGATTTTCCGTGGTCAACATAGCAAGTACGCTTGCGACCAGCTGCAGCATTGCCACGATGCACACAATTGCCACAGATTGATTGATCAGCACCAGAGTCCACAGCGTCCACAGGGTGGATATCTGACCGAATGATGTACGTTTGCACCATGTTCCCCGTCTTGATATTGCGAGATTTCAAGACTGCAATGCCGACGATTGGTGCATTGTCTATGGGTGAAATGCCACGATAAAAAACGAAACCGTTTGCCATGATGTCTATCTCCAGAGGTTAAGAGGGGCGGTTAGCCCCATGTGGTTAGTTAGGCGATCAATCCGGTGAGTTTTGCGCCTAAGCACAAGACGACTAGTGCAATGAAATGAAAGGCAATGAAACCAAGCAAGGAAACGGCTAAGACATTGCCAATCACGTTTAGTGCTTTCATGTGTATCTCCATATAAGGTTAGTAAGAGAATAATCACATGCTTTTCATGCTTGCATACTATACTTTAGTATATAAAAGCACTAATACACTCCGATACCTTATCTATGCTCGATAAGTACTCTTAAATCTTAAAAGGTATATAGGGATATAGGGTTCTGTATAGATATATATATGGGGATATGACTTCTATTCGGACTATGGGGTTATTGATATATCCATATCTATACGCTCCCTTGATCGATTTTATCGATGGGTACAAGGGACGGACAATGAACCTTTCCCCGCCATGACAGTGCATGAGCAGGCACATGCTCGAGGTCACATGGTCATGACATGGCCGCAACCAGCATCGCAGATCGCTCGTTGTTGGCGCAAGTGAATGGGACGGGGGGTCGTGATTTAGGTGCACCATAACTCGTTCCGCCCCAAGGAAAATTCACTTTTCCTGCCTACCTTAAATATCTATTTGTGTATGATGAGTACATCGACAACATGGAGATGTACGAGATGTTTACGTTAGAGAGA